CCAGTCTCTAGATTCGTGGCATCTTTCTCAGGAGTTTACAAATGCGCCTGTTCTCGACGCATCCTTCATCGAAGAAAACCCCCCTATCGACCGGGTTATCGCGGTCCCAACCGAGCCTCACTTCCTCTTCGATTCCTTCATTAACATGCGGTGTACGCGACCTATGCCTGTCTACGGAGTTCCTGGACTCATCGACCATTTCTGATCCCTATATGGATTCCGTTCATACTCAGTTGGCGTGGGACATGTTCTTCGCGAATGTGGTTGCCATGCAATACCATCCGGCCAATCCTGTTGCTACGCGGCAATCGGTTGAGGTGTTGGCGCGTATTGCTGACGAAATGCTTATAGAAAGGAATAAAAGATGCCTGCGATTTGGGGCGCCGGAATAACGGCCGGTACGTCGCTTCTTGGCGGGGCGATGAAGAATTCGTCGTCTGCCAAGGCGGCGGCTAAAGCTAACGAGTATCAGACTCTATTGACTTATCAGACCGAGTTATGGAACGCCGAACAGGCTCGACAACAGCGTGAGTGGGAGGCCGCGCAAGCGGCTTCTGCCCAGGCGTTTGAATCTGGTCAGGCGGAACGTCAAATGGGGTTCCAAAGTGCATCCAACGCTAAACAAATGGAGTTCCAGGAGCGAATGTCTAGTACTTCGCATCAACGGGAAGTTAACGATCTTAGGGCCGCAGGACTCAACCCTATCCTCTCCGGTACTGGAGGAATGGGATCGAGCTCTCCAGCTGGGGCGTCCTCGGCCGGAAGCATGGCTCGTGGACAAAAAGGAAGCGGATCGGTTGCTGCGGGAGCATCTGCGCCAGGAGCGAATGTCGCTCAAGTCGTCGATTACCTTACCCCAGCAATTGCGTCTGCTGTGAGCGTTGGGAAGGTTGTGTCTGAGGTTACGAAGCAGTCTGCGGAGACTGATAAGATTAGCGCCGAAACTGATACGGAAAAACAACGTACTAATATGGTCAAGGCGCAGATCGCGGACTACACGGAATCGGCAATGCTTAAGGAATTCCAGCGTATGGAATTGGGTCCCCTTCAAAGGGATAAAATTAATACCGAGATTGCAGAATTGGAGTCTCGGTTGTATCTGCAGGGTAAACAAGCGTTTCTCGCTGAGGCACAGACTGGACAGGCTCGAGCCCAGGCTGGTAAAACTTCCGAGGAAACGCAAGCGCTTGAAATCGATAGATTCATGCGCAAAAAGGTTATGGATTTGGAAAAATCCGACCTTAAAGGCGCTCTTAGCGATATACCCGTTGACTTGGTCAAAGGTGTTCTACTTCATCTACTTAAAAATAGGGACTAAATCATGTCTTCTTCTCGTCTTCCTAAAATATCTAATTACTCTTCACCCTTTCAATCTCTCTACAATAAACATACTCTCTACTCTATATCGTTCCCAGCTAACTCTCGCTGGACTAAACAATCATTCAAGGATGAATGTGACATCAATACAATAATGTCCCGTTATCAATCTACCGGCGAAATGCCGGTTATCAATGAGCGTGCGCCGCAATATCTCGACGCTACGGGCATGGACTTCCAGGACATGCAAAACAAGGTCGTCGAGGCTCAAAATCTCTTCAATGATCTTCCTTCTTCTCTTCGCAATCGTTTCCATAATGATCCTGCTGAATTCCTTGAATTCTGCGGAGACCCGGCTAATAGAGACGAAATGTCTAAATTGGGTCTCCTAAAAAATCCAGCACCCTCGCCCTCCTCCGAAGGAGGAAGCGAGGGGGCCGGCAAGCGGAGCGCGCCAGAGTCTGAAAAAACTTCTTGACGTCAAACCTAGCACAGTGGTACTTCTTGTTCTTAACTGTGCTAGGTGACACCAAAATGCAAAAAACGCTAGTTTTCCTAATGTCGGTGTCTCTCTTGGGGTGTCAAACCCCCTCGGCCTGGCATACGTGCATCGGGTCGTGCACCCAAACTTCGACCCATCTTAAGGAGTCTCAACATGAAGCGTCACAAAATGAGCGGCAAGGCGTCTCGTCACCAGTTCTCGGCTACAGCAAGCCGGACTCACAAAAAGAACCTGACGGGCAATCCTATGCGCGGCGGCATCCGGCTATGAGCGATGCCATGCCTAAAGCCTATTAGTATCCCCTGGCGTGGTTACCAGGACATGCGCGTTACGGTTCCCTGCGGCCAGTGCATCGGCTGCCGGGTTGATCGTACCCGCGACTGGGCCACACGAATCGTGCATGAAGCATCTCTGCACGAGCTTAACATCTTCGTTACTCTCACCTACGATGACCAGCACCTTCCGGCTAATGGATCTCTTGTGAAAAAGGACTTTCAAGACTTTATGAAGCGCCTTCGCAAAAAGCACGGTAAGGTTCGTTACTTCGCTGTCGGTGAGTATGGCGACGATCTCGGAAGGCCTCACTATCATGCGATTCTCTTCGGCGTCGACTTTTCGGACAAGCGTCCACATTCGAAAAATGATCGCGGCGATCAACTCTATACATCGGAGCTACTCGATGCCACCTGGGGTAAAGGTCTCTGCAATTACGGTCAAGTCTCTGTCGCGTCAGCTACCTATGTTGCGAAGTACTGTATCAAAAAGGTCAATGGCTCAATGGCTGCTGTCCATTACGGAGACCGCGCAAAGGAATTTGCCGTCATGTCACTCAAACCAGGCATCGGCCAGGGTTGGCTGGACAAATGGAAGGATGACGTTTATCCGTCCGACTTCGTAGTTATCCAGGGCAAAAAGCGGAGTCCTCCCCGCTATTACGACGAACAGCTTGATCCGTTCGTTTTGGAGGACATCAAATCCATCAGGCGCACCAAGGCGCTTAAATATCGCAGTGAGCAAACCCCCGAGCGTCTTAAGGCAAGACAGGCTTGTCTTGAAGCTCGGATTAACTTAAGGAAACCATCTTGAAACGTGTATTTTCTGTGTATGACACCAAGGCGAAACTCTGGTCTACCCCGTTCTTCGCCCATTCGGCGGTGGTTGCTGTTCGTGACTTTTCGGCTGCTGCTCGGGGTAACTCTTCTATTGCCCAGTTTCCAGAGGATTACGAGCTGTGGTCCATCGGTTCCTGGGACGAGGAAACCGGCGTTTTTACGCCGGAAACGTTTACCTATCATGCGCTAGGCAATGACTTTACTGCGGAGGTTCGATAATGCGTTCTGTAATGCGGCATACTTTTTGTCAGGTTCCTAAGGCCGACATTCCGCGGTCATCGTTTGACCGTTCTCATGGCTATAAGACTACTTTCGATGCGGGGTTGCTTATTCCGTTTCTCCTGGATGAGGCTCTTCCTGGTGATACGTTTTCTACCAGGGTGTCGGCTCTTGCTCGTTTGGCTACTCCCATCGTTCCGCTCATGGATAACATGTACCTGGATACGCAGTTTTTCTCTGTGCCGATACGCCTGGTGTGGGATAACTGGCAGAAATTCAACGGAGAGCAAAAAAATCCTGGTGATTCGACGGACTTCACGATTCCGCAACTGACGACCACTACGGGTTTCGATGCGAATTCGCTTGAGGACTACATGGGCCTCCCGATTGGCCCGAGCAATCTTTCGGTATCGGCACTTTTCCATCGTGCGTATAACCTGATCTGGAATGAGTGGTATCGCGATCAAAACCTGCAGGACTCGGTAGAGGTTCCAACTGGGGACGGGCCCGACTTGCATGCGTCGGGTCAATACAATCTGCTTCGCCGGGGTAAGCGTCATGATTATTTTACTTCGGCGCTACCGTGGCCGCAGAAGGGTCCTGGTGTAACGATTCCGCTTGGGACCTCCGCGCCGGTGTTTGCTAAACCGGATGGGACTGCTTGGTATGCGTATACAGCTGGCGGTACGGCTGTCGCCGCCGGCGATCTTGTATCCAGTGCGGCTGGTCAGGTTCAACGGGACACGAGCGGCGTCTATTTTGCGCCGCCGTTGGACGGTAGTGGCTTGTTTGCGGATCTCAACCAGGCTACGGCCGCAACTATTAATTCCCTTCGCCAGGCCTTTCAGATTCAAAAGGTGTTCGAACGTGATGCCCGTGGCGGTACGCGTTATACCGAACTGATCAAATCTCATTTTGGAGTGACTTCACCAGATGCGCGTTTACAGCGACCCGAATACTTGGGAGGTGGTTCTTCTCCCATCAACGTTACGCCCGTTGTACAGACCTCTCCGACTGGAACGTATGCGGAGACGCCGCAGGGCAATCTGGCTGCTTATGGCACTTCTACTTTTAGCGGACATGGCTTTACTAGCTCTTTCACAGAGCACTGTTTGATTATCGGGCTGATGTCCGTTCGTGCGGATTTGACCTATCAACAGGGTCTGAACCGTATGTGGTCTCGAAAAACCCGATTCGATTTCTACTGGCCGGCGCTGTCTCACATTGGCGAGCAGGCTGTGTTGCAAAAGGAAATTTTTGCTTCGGGTGTTCCAGCTGAAGACGATAAGGTCTTCGGCTATCAGGAGCGGTATGCGGAATATCGTTACAAGCCGTCTCAGATTACCGGCGAGTTCCGCTCCAGCTATCCCCAGTCTCTAGATTCGTGGCATCTTTCTCAGGAGTTTACAAATGCGCCTGTTCTCGACGCATCCTTCATCGAAGAAAACCCCCCTATCGACCGGGTTATCGCGGTCCCAACCGAGCCTCAC